ATTCTTAAAGAAGGCGGCAATGTTTTTAAAACACCAGAAGGTCCACTTACACAGCGTATCCCTACGCCAGCTGTAAGACCTACAGTTGATGCTATTGAAAAGATTACGGGCTTAGAGTTTGTAGATGATGACTTGCTAGGTACAACAGGCAAGAAGTCAGATCCAGACGGAACATTTGAAAAGAACAGCTCAGGTGACTTAGATCTAAATACTGATCTAAATAAAATAAGTAAAGAAGAACTTATTGCAAAACTAGCTGCATGGTGCAAAAAGCAAGGTATTCCAGATTTAGAAATTATGAATAAAGGTAATAAGTTTACATCTGGTTGGATTAAAGATGCTGGTGACCAAGTTCACTTCCGTATGCCAATCCAAGGTGGCAAAGGCTACGTGCAAACTGACTTTATGATGACAACAAATCCAGACTATCAACGTGGATCAAAGCGTGGCGGCACAGCACAGTTTTCAGGCAAAGACAGAGCTATTTTGCTATCAAGTCTTGCAAGAGGCAGAGGTTATAAGTTCAGTCCTAAGTTTGGTGTAGTTGATCCTAACAATGGAGATGCAGTTGTTGCTGACAATTGGGACGATATTGCAGTTATTCTATTAGGTAAAGGTGCTAAAGAATCTGACACGCACACAGTTGAAAGTATGCTTGCAAAACTCAAAAGTGATCCTAACTACGAACAACTAATTGCTCCTTGGAAAGAAGCAATGGAAAAAGCAGGCAAGAGTATGCCTACAGAAAGCCTAGCTGATAGACAATTGAATAGAATTTTAACATTAAAGGCAGCACTAGTAAAATGAGATTTCAAGAGTTTCGTCATGTTCTTACAGAAGCAGCAAAGGTAGGTAGAGAATATCAGCACTTAGAAGACCTTGTATTTGTTGATGGTTCGGCAGGTGCATTGAAAGCAGCAGACATACTTGAAAAACTAGGCAGTGATGCAGGCGATGTTGCTATCAAATGGGACGGCAACCCTACTATCTATTGGGGGCGTGAGCCAGATGGACAATTTGTTCTTGTAGGAAAGAACGGTTGGGGTAGAAACAAATCAACAAGTGCAGAAGACCTAAGTCGTTTTATCCAAAATTCAGGCAAAGGTGTAGAAGAAGAACCATGGAGAGCAGACTTTGGTGCAGAGATGGCTGAAGTGTTTAACATTATGAAAGCAGCTACACCTCCGAACTTTAGAGGATATGTATATGGCGATTTACTATACAGTCCACGCAAACCTTTTAGCACTACTGACGGAGCAGTAGAATTTGAACCTAACAAAGTCAAATACACAGTTGATACGAATAGCCAACTCGGTAGCCGCATAGCGAATTCAAAAGTTGGTGTAGTAGTTCACACAAAATTTGAAGATTGGGGAGGAAAGTAAAGTACACCTATAAAAGATGTAGACGAACTTAACTCTAGTGATGCAGTAGTGCTAGGACAAACTTATGTTACTCATCAGCCAAAAATAGATACAAAAGAAGTTAATAGTATTAGAAAACGAGTACAGGTTACTGGTAAAACAATTGATCAATTCCTAGCACCTGTTAAGGGTCTAAGCGATATGAAAAACATAATCTATACTTATGTAAATCACATGACTCGCACACAACAACTTAAAAATATTGAAACAGGATTTTTTGATTGGTTAGCAGGATCTAAAGTTAGTGCTAACAAACAAGCAAAGATAAAAGAAATGGCAGAACAAATGCCAAAAGCATTGCCTGCCATCTTTGGACTTGTAAAACAAATTATGTCTGTAAAGGATCACATCATAGATCAATTAGACGATGCTGATGCAGACGTTAAGGCAACAACAGGCGGAAACAAAGGCGGCGAAGGTTATGTCGCTCTTGGAAGTAAAACAAAATTAGTGCCACGTACAAGATGGCAACCTAACTAAGGATTTAAAAATGAAAATTAATGAAGTTACAGAAAAATTTGCAACACCTGATTATGAACTTAGTCAACAAGCTCGTGCTGCATCAAAAGTTGCTCAAAAAATAAAACAAAAAATTAATAGTGCTCCAAAAATGGACGATAGAGACTACAACTCGTTAGCAGAATTAGGTGCTGTTTTGTCAAGACTTGGAGCAAGCTTCGGACCTAAAAGCATGAAAGATGTATACAATCATATGGTACAATATACAAATGATCGTAATAAGGAACAAAAACCTAAAGACAAATATCCTGAAATGACACCGGATAGATTCAAGCAACTTATTGCGATGGCTAACTAAATGGATTTTATCAAAGGCTTACATGAATCTAGAATGACAAAGGACGACGGTAACAGCCGTAAGTTGACCTATTCTGATTGCATGGAGCGTTTGTATCTAAGCTTGTTGGTTTTAGAAACACTAAGACAATTTCCTGAATTTCGTGTTTTTGTAAAAACCTATACAACAAAAACAGCAGGATTTGAACTTTACAAATATTATAGAATTATGGGCACTGACTTATATAATTTTGTTTATTTTTTAGTAGGTCCAACTTCTGCACAGTCTAAATTAAAAGATCCTGGCGCAGCCGCTAAATTAAAAAAAGAAATTAGGGTACCTACAAGCGACATTAATAGATATATCAATAGTCTAAAGAATGGTAAAGAACCTACACTGCTAACAAAAATGTTTACCGAATTAGAATCTTCATTGAGAATAAAAAATACAGAATATAAATCTGTAAGAAGAAGTTTACTTAATTTTGAAAGATTGAACAAACAAGAAAAGCGTGTAATGGTTACAAAACTGTTATATGCGGTAAGAGCCAAATTAAGAAATAGTGATCTAATAGATGACTTTGAAAAATTAGCAGCAATAAAAGATCTAGAAAAAGCAAGTGTCAAAGACAATCAGCCTACCATAAGCACTCCTGATATATCTACATCTAATGATCAGATGGCGTTGTATAGATATATTGTCGGCGCTGAGAATATACAAATGACAAAAAAATTTATTGAACATGCATTATCTAATCAAGGTGCATCTAGTTCAATGATAAAAGGATATCTTCCAGCTATAAAGATGTTAGATGATATAATATCTGGAGGTCCTGCATACATTCAACAGTTACGATCTTTGCAAAAAAGAGCAAAGAATAGAAACTAATCTCCAAAATTGTGTATTATTCATAGTTTTTTACGTTTTTTTATAAATACAATATAACAAATTCGTAGAGAACGAATTGTCCATTTTAGAGATATAGGAGAAAGAAAATGGCAGCAGTAACAAGAACAAATGGTGTAGGTCACGCAGACGCTACTAAGTATGAAACAGCAAATGTAACAACATTTGTATTAACAGCTGGTTCAACACCATCAACAGGTGTTGGCGGAACACTAGAGCTTATTGCTCAAGAGTTCAACCCAATGATTATGGAAGCAGACGGCACAAAAATCGTAATGGTAATGGACGGTCACAACACAAGCACAGCAGACATTGCAGCTCGTGCAAGTGAAATCATTGCTTCAACAACTTGCGCACAACCAACATCAATCTTAGGTATGTAATTTACTAGATAGATTAAAAACAAAGCGTCACATTATTGTGGCGCTTTTTTTATGGCCGATAAGTACTTTTATGAAATTTAAAATAAGCACCTTGGTTGATATTACAGAAACTAATGTCCGTAGAGGCAATAGTTTTGATGTAAAGCAACAGCAAAACTTTCTAACCTTTTTACAGGTTTTAGGATTAAGAATAAATCCATTTTATGAAAGGTCACCTGTGCAAGAAAAATCTGTAATAGATAATTTAGGATTTGGCAAAAAGTACAAAGGAAAACAAAACCTTTGGTCCTTTGTGTTTGAAACAGAATATAACGGAGGACTTACAGTTGACATGCTCAAAGATGATTTTGACCTAGTTCCTATAATTCCTAAATTAAATGAATCAGTTGAATTTGACACAGCTTGTTTTAATTCAAAAGATGAAAATTATACTAATATACTGTTTGAAGATATTACAACTTTAGATAAATAAATTATATAAGGCAAACTAGGCAATAAAACAAGGCTCCTTGGAAACGTATACTGTAAAGGAAATTTTATGGCCAGTGCCACAACTCAACTTGAAAGAGAAAATTTAGAAGCACATGTAGACTTATGCGCACAGCGTTATGAAGTCTTAGAAAGTCGTCTCTCTAAAATAGAAGAAAAGGTTGAGGATATACATGCAGATATAACCTCAGGACAGCAATCGATGGTAAAAGTTCTTATAGGTGCTACAGGCACTATAATTGCTGGACTTTTAAGTACACTTGTAGTTTTATTAATGAACATGTAAAACACGATAAATAACTATATGTTATTACGTGAATTTTTTATATCAGAAGAAATATTAGCAGAAGGACAAGTATGGGCACGTTCTGGCAAGAAAGTAGTCCGTAAATATCGCTGTGGCTCTGGCAGAAGGAAAGGCAGAGTTGTTGCAAAAATATCTCAATGCTTTGCTGCCCCTGATATAAAAAAGAGTACAAAATTCAAACAAACAAAAAGACGTCTAGGAAAACGCTTATCACGAAAAGCTAAAAAAACAAAGCGTACTAATCCAGCAAGCCGTAGATTAAAAGCATTAAATAAAAGAAGATGAAAATACAAGAGATCACAGAAGGCGCCAGTTTGATTTTTGGAAAGAAGGGCAACAAAGTTGTTCGTAAATATCGCTGCACCAGCGGAACAAGAAAAGGACGTATTGTAGCAAAAGCATCAACTTGCACAGCGCCTAAAAGAGCAAAGGCAGCAGCAACTATGAAAGCTACTAGACGTGCAAAAGGAAGAACACAGGCAATCAAAACTAGTAGAACAAAAAAATATAGTGCGGCATCAAGAAGATTGAGTAAAGTTAACAGACGTAAAGCAGCCAAGCGGAGAAAGATATGAGGTTTTCAGAATTCAAAAACAAAAAAGATGAACCTGTAAATGAAATACTTCCTGCTATAGGTGCAATCGCAGGAGCAGCAGCAAGAGCTGTAGGAGGCATGGCTGTAAAAAGTTTAGCTAAAAAAGGTATTAAAAAAGGTGCAAAAGCAGGAGCAGGGTTAGGTATGGGAATGAGAAACGATAGCCGTACTACTAACAGCCCAAATGCTACTGTTGGATCTCAACCTAGTTCTCAAAAAAGTGAACCTTTTACAAATACTGATGCAGACACAATTGGCTCTGATACAGCAACTAAAACTGATAATGCAAATACTACTAATATTGATAACCAATTAAAAACCGGAAAAATGATTCGCCTACCTAGTCAAACAGTAGGCGGAAAAGCAAGAGCAGATAATTTTAAAATAACAAGATCTGATAGTAAAGAAATAGAAATACAAAATCCAAGACCTGGTCCAGGTGAACCGAGAAAATTTACATTTAAAAAAGATGATTTAAAAAATATGATGGCAAGATGAAAATAAATGAACTGATATCAAATTTTGAAATTTTTACTACTAACGAAGAAAAAGAGTTATTAGAAAAAATTTCCGAGCCAGTATGGTACAACTCTTTTAATGAAAGAGATCAATTCATATTGCAGTCATTAATTAGAAAGAGTTTGATAACTAGAATAAATGTAAAGAATAATACTTATGTATGTAGGAACAACCCAGAGGTCTAATGAATAATCAAATTATTAAAGATTTAGAGTCTATGATAGATTCTCTTTTGAAAGATACATCATTGCCATATTCAAAAGGTAATAGTATCAGGATTAAGAACTATATAATCAGGAAAAATAAAAGTCAAGATTATATTATTATAGACCTTGAAAATAATAAAACACTAACAAAAACACATTTTAAAAATTGTGCTATTGCAATGGTTAAAAATCTAATAGAAGGAAAAAACGAAATACGAAACATTGCTCGTTTAGATCAAGATTTATTAAAACATTACAATGACGCAATCTTCTTCAAAAAAATTATACAAAGTACTAAAGATGAAAAATCTAGAGAAATAAGAGAAATTAGACTTGGTGAATCTATACAGAAAACAAATTATATCAAGTCTCAAATAGACAACATAATTTTTAACAATTGATAAATATACATGTATCATTAGGAATAATATAATGCAGATAACAGAATTTACAAGACCTATAACAGCAGCAAAACTAAATGAAAGTCTAGCTGTAAAATTTGGAACGAAAATTAACATTGACAAATTTACCACAGAGCAACTATTAGATGCTCGTAATAAATTACGTACAAAAGTTTTCAATGTAGAAACTACTGAAAGTTTTGATAGCGTTCAGACTGCTGAATATCAAAAAAACAAAATGTTTTTAGATGTTCTTAATGCTGCAATATTAGAGCGTGATGATACAATTATTGATAATATAGACGAAGCTATCAAACAAACTGTGAGCGAAGGTGCTGAAGACGAAGCAGAACTAGTAATGGCAGCTAAAGATATGGTTGACCGTGTTACAGGTTGGATGGAAGACACAGCAGAAATGCAAACAGAGTCTATGCTAGAACTAGCAGATGCAATTCGCGACGAAATGGGCAGCGAAAAATCTGAAGCATTTACAAACTTAATTAAGCCTGCACTAGAATCATTATATGCAACAATGGAAACAACTCGTGATGCATTAACACAAGGTGTTGGCATGATGACAGGCGAAGCTGAACCAATGGACACTATGGGTGATGATGATATGGACATGGATATGGACATGGAACCTACTGATGATATTGATATGGATGCAGCAGAAGAAGATGATTTTGATGCAGATGCAGCAGCAGCTGGCGGCGAAGAAGAAGCAGGCCGTGAAAAGCGTGAGAGCATAGAGCGTTCAAAAAAAAAGCTGAAGTAACTGAATCGAACGTTTCTCTTTATCAAGTATTAGATCATTTTAAAAATAAAGAACAATTCAAAGTAAGTTTTAATCAATTAG